GTCGAGCGGATAGTGCTGGACATCGACAGTCCCGGCGGTTCTGCCGTGGGGGCGTTTGAGTTGGCGGCAGATATCCGCGCAATGGCCCAGCAGAAGCCGATCACCGGCATCGTGAACTTCATGGCCTACAGTGGCGGCTACCTGCTGGGATCGGCCTGTAGTGAACTGGTGGTGAGCCAGACCAGCGGTGTCGGCTCCATCGGCGTCACCGCTAGCCACATGGACCGGTCCAAGATGGAGGAGGGGATGGGAGTCAAGGTGACCACGGTGTTTGCCGGTGCTCACAAAAACGACCTCAGTCCCCACGAACCCTTGAGCGATCAGTCGCTTAAATACCTCAACGACGTCGTGCAAGAGAGCTATCAGCTCTTCGTAAATGCGGTTGCTGAGTACCGGGGGCTGTCTGTACAGCAGGTCGTGGCGACGGAGGCGGGGCTATATCGTGGGCAGGCGGGCATCAGCGCCGGCCTGGCTGACCGCATGCAGAGCCCGCAACAGGCGGTTGATGACCTTTCCCACTCCGTTGCGTTGAGCCGGGCAAATCGCCAGGGCGGTCGCATCGCGGTCCGTGCCGCTGCACTGAATCTTCAAACACTGAGCTGACCGCGTTCGCGGCACTCGTCGAAGCCCGCCATGTGCGGGTTTTTTAATGCCCAGGAGGCACCATGTCCCTTGTACTTCAAATGCGTAGCGAACGCGCCCAGCTCGTGACCCAGGTCCAGGCATTAGCCCAGATCGAGGCAGGTGGCGCTAGCCTCACCGTCGAGCAGCTTGCGCAGTTTGCGCAACTGGAAAACCAGATCAACGAAATGACCGCGAAGATTACTCGCGCAGAAAGTGCAGAGCGTATCGCGGCGGCAACGGCGGTGCCTGTCGAGGAAAGTGCGCAGGGCAATAAAGGCTCCCCCACGCACATCAGCACCCATAGCGAACCTACGAAGCCTGGTGTGGCGATGGCGCAAATGGTGCGTCTGATGGTCCAGGCCGGCGGCAATCAGCAGGTCGCTGCCGAGATGGCCAAGACGGGCGGATACGGTGCCGATGTGCACATGGCGCTTTCTACTGTTACCCCTGGATCCGGCGGTGTGTTGGTGCCAGAGAACTTCAGCACCAGTGTCATCGAATCGCTGCGGCCGAAGTCTGTAGTGCGCAAGATGGGCGCAATCAGCCTGCCGTTGAATAACGGCAACCTGACCATGCCCCGTGTCCTGGGCAACACTCAGGTGACCTACCTGGGTACCGAAGAGGACATTGCGATCACTGAAATGCAGTTCGGCGATCTCAAGCTTTCCGCCAAGAAAGCCGCCGCGATCGTGCCGATCTCCAATGACCTGTTGGCTTATGCGGGCGTCAATCCGCGCATCGACGCCCAGGTCAGCAGCGATCTAGCGGTCAGCATGGGCTTGTCGGAAGATCTTCATTTCATCCGCGGTGCTGGTACCGGGTCGTTGCCAAAAGGGCTGCGCTACTGGGCTTTGCCCGGGAACGTGATGGGTGCGCCTGCGGGCGCAACGCTTACCATCGTTGACCTGTACCTGGGCGGAATGATGCTGCGTCTGGAAGCTGCCAACGTGGATCTGGCCGGGTGCGGCTGGATCATGGCGCCACGCACCATTCGCTGGCTGCAATCGTTGCGCGACGGCAACGGCAACAAGGCCTACCCGGAAATCGACGGTGGCATGTTGAAGGGCTATCCAGTGGCTCTTACGACTCAGGTTCCGGTCAACCTGGGCGTTGGTGGTAACGAGTCGGAGATTTACTTCGTGAACTTCGCCGATTGCTACATCGGTGAAGACACCACGTTGGCGATTGCGATCAGCACCGAGGCGTCTTACAAGGACGGCGCCGGCAATACGGTCAGCGCGTTCCAGCGCGACCAGACACTGATCCGCGTGATCAGCAAGCACGACTTTGGCCCGCGTCACGTCGAGTCGATCTCTGTGGGTACCGGCATCACTTGGGGCGCCGGTATGTAATCCCTAGGCTCCGCCCGTGTGCGGAGCCAATTTCCTATACAGGTAGCATCATGACCGACACGAAGATTGTCACCTTCAAAAAGGAATGGCGTGGTTATGCCATTGGGGAAATCGCGGGTTTCGATAGCGATGCTGCCGCCTCGCTGATCAAGTCGGGACGCGCAACAGCTTATGTAGCCCCTGGCGGGCCTGATAAGGCACCTGTAGCTAGTGGTGCGAAGAAAACAGCAGGGAAGAAAGGCGGTAAATCGACTGACCCGGTAGATCCAGTTAATTCAGTAGGTCCAGTTGACCCAGTAGACCCAGTAGACCCAGTAGACCCGGTTGACCCAGTAGACCCAGTAGACCCGGTTGACCCAGTTGACCCGGTTGACCCGGTTGACCCGGTTGATCCCGAAGAACCCGACGAGAAGCCCTAAGCCATGGCCCGTCGAATCGAGTACTTCGGCGATCCCGTCCTGACACTGGCTCAGGTTGCATATCAATGTCGGATGGAGCCGGAAGATATGCAACCTGAGTTGATCGAGCAAATCGTTATCCCAGGTGTGACGGGTCAGTGCGAATCGAAAACAGGCGCTGCAATCCGCGGGGCGATTTACGAAGAGGAGTGGCCGATGCACTTCGAAGCGGGGCGGCCCTTGGACATTGGTCAAGCGAACGAAATCCTCTCTATCGCCGCGCAGCAACCTGATGGGAGCTGGGTGGAACAAACTGGGCCGTTCGAGCTCCGGCAGGGTCAGCGAGAGAGCTGTTTGTTTTTCCCCGCCGGGCGCCCATCCGGGGTGTTGCGTCTTCGATACAAGGCGCAAGCCGACCTTGAAGCCTATCCAAGTGTCCGCAATTGGCTGCTGATGGCAGCTGCGACTGCGGTGCGCCATGCTGAGGTATTTGTCGTCGGCCAGGCGCTCGTTGAGCTCCCGTCGCACTTCCTGGAGCACCTGGTGGCCGATATCACCGTTCCGCCGAGGTTCTGATTATGGTCATGCGTGAGCAGGGAATGGTCAGGGAGCCCGGCGCTTCGGAACTTAACCGGCGCATTACTATCAGGCTTAGGCAGGATGCACCGGCAAGTGATATGGGGCTCGCCCCGATTTTCGTGGATCAGAAAGAGCGGTGGGCCCGGATTCAACCCGTTGGAACAGCCGTCTATAGCGCCGGAGTACAGACCGATTCCAAGATCACTCACCGGATAACTTTCTACTTCCTCAAAGGCATCAGCGACGCCCACGAAGTACTGCACGGCACGACGCTGTACAGAGTGCGGCGGGTGACGGATATGAATGGAGATCGACGGTTCACCGTTCTTGAAGTGGAAGAGCTGGGGCCGGTGCAAGCGGAGGGCGGAATTTATGTCTAACTCGGCCTCGGTTGAGGGTTATCTGCACTTCGAAGGGTTCGACAAGTTTGAGCGTGACGCTTTTGACAAGAGGAAAATCCGGGCCGGCATGAGAAAGGTCGGCTTGCTTGTCACTCAGCGCGCCCAGATGAACCTGGTGCTGGGAAAGGGCCAGGACGGTTACCCCGTTAACAGAACGGGCGCGACAGTCGAATCGGTCACCTTCAAGGTGTCCCGCTCGGGATTTCTAGTGCGGATATCGCCGACAAAAACCTCGGCAATGGAAGAGTTCTACCCGGCCTACCTTCACTATGGCGTCAAGCAAGGGCGGAGGCCCGGCAAGCTCGCGCCGGGCAAGGGGAAGGGCAGGAAGAACCGGCGCGCCGCCGGTGTTCGGGCCCGCCTCATGGCGGAGCGCGCTGCGGGTGAGTGGCGCATTCAGCCCCGCGACAACTACATGGCCGATGCCCTGCAGGACTCAGCGTCGCAGGTTCAATCGATTCTCTCGGCAGCATTCGCCGCCGCACTGGGCTGATCACTGCCCCAACGGACTCAAGCATGAAACTGAACCCCATCGTTGCCCATCTGCGGCTGACGTGCCCAACCTTTGCCGATCGGGTGACTGGCGGCATCGACTGGGATGCCGTCGTCGATAGCGCCCAGCTCGCCTTGCCGGCCGCCTACGTCATTGCTACGGCGGACGCGGCAACACCCAGCAAAGCCCAGAACATGGTTCTTCAGAACATCACGGACCAATTCAACGTCGTGATTGTCCTGGCTACTTCCGACGAGCGCGGACAAGAAGACAATGACCTGTTGCACGACATCCGCGCCGAGCTGTGGCGGTCGCTGGTCGGCTGGGTGCCTGGGCCGGAGTACACCCGCATCGAATACGGCAAGGGCGCGTTGCTGCACATCAGCCGCGCTCGGGTCGTTTATCAGTTTACCTTCTTCTCGGAATTCCAGCTTGGCCGAAACCGCGCGAGCGACCCGCCGGAGACTTGGCAGGAAGCCGAGTTGGACGGCCTGCCGGGCTTCACCGGCGCGAACTTTAACATGGACTGCATCGACCCAGCAGACCCCAACCTGAAACGACCTGGCCCGGACGGGCGCATCGAAGCGCAATTCACTGGAGACGTAACACCATGACCAATCGCATCACTGTGGTGCCGGCCTCTGGCCGTTCTGTGCCCGACCCGGAGGCCGGCGACCTGTTGCCCAAGGAAGGCCGAGAGGTTCCGGACAACGCCTGGTGGCGCCGCCGTCAGGCCGATGGCGACGTGACCCTGAAAGCCGATAAGGCCCCATCCACCAAAGCTGGCGCGCCGGCGAAATCTGAGGAAGCGCAATAATGGCTATCGGATTCAGCAACATCCCGGCCGATATCCGTGTGCCGTTGTTCTATGCGGAGATGGACAACTCGGCGGCCAACAGCGCATCGTCGGCCATGCGCCGGTTGATCGTCGGCCAGGTCAACGACAACGCGACCAGCGAAAGCATCGGCCAGCTGGTTCTGGTGTCCAGCGTGGCACTGGCGAAAGAAATCGGCGGCCAGGGCTCCATGCTCGCCGCGATGTACGAAACCTGGCGTAAGGTCGACCCCATCGGCGAGATCTGGTGCATGCCGTTGCAGAACGACACGGGCGCCGTGGCGACATCGACCATCACCATCACCATCACCGGCGCTGCGACCGAGGCCGGCCTGCTGAACTTGTACGTCGGTGGCACCCGGGTTCAGTCCGTTGTGCCTTCCGCAGCAACCCCAACGGTAGCCGCTGCTGCCCTGGCGGTGAAAATCAACGCAACGCCAGACTTACCTGTCACGGCTGCGGCGGTTGCCGGTGTGGTGACGTTGTCCTGCAAGTGGACAGGCGAAAGTGGTAACGACATCTCCATCGCCATGAACCGCCTGGGCAAGTCAAACGGCGAAATGACCCCGGCGGGCCTGACCGTCGTCACCACAGTAATGGCTGGTGGCGTCGGCGTGCCTGATCAGGTGGACGCCGCGGCGGCCCTGGGTGATGAGCCGTTCGAATTCATCTGTATGCCATGGACCGACACGACCAGCCTGAATGTCTGGAAGGACACGATGGACGACAACACCGGGCGTTGGTCCTGGGCCAAGCAGCTTTTCGGCCATGTCTACAGCGCCAAGCGCGGCACCATCGGTACCCTGGTGGCGGCAGGCCAGACACGCAACGACCAGCACGTCACCATCCAGGCTGTCGAGACGGGCGTTCCGCAGCCGGTGTGGGAGCAGGCGGCCGCATTGGCTGGGCGCACGGCCGTGTTCATCTCGGCGGATGCAAGCCGGCCCACCCAGAGCGGGAGCCTGCCAGGCCTGGACCCAGCGCCGGCCAGTGAACGGTTCACCCTGACTGAGCGTCAGTCTTTGCTGACCTACGGTATCGCCACGGCGTATTACGAGGGTGGTTACGTGCGCATTCAGCGCTCGATCACCACCTATCAGAAGAATCCCTACGGCCAGGCAGACAACTCCTACCTGGACAGCGAAACCATGCACCAGTCGGCGTTTATCATTCGCCGGATGCGCAGCGTGATCACCAGCAAGTACGGTCGCCACAAGCTGGCGAGCGACGGCACTGCGTTCGGCGCCGGCCAGCCGATCGTCACCCCGGCGGTTATCCGCGGTGAGCTGATCGCGCAGTACGCCAAGCTCGAGCTGGAAGGGCACGTGGAAAATGCCGAGCTGTTCGCGCAGCACCTGGTGGTCGAGCGCGACACGCAGGACCCTAGCCGGGTCAACGTGCTGTTCCCGCCGGACTACATCAATGGCCTGCGCATCTTCGCGCTGCTCAATCAGTTCCGCCTGCAATACGACGAAGCGGCGTAACCCCGACCCACGACACCCCGCCCGCCCTGTGCGGGCTTTTTCATTCTGGAGACACAGACCATGGGTCAAAAAGTAGCGGGCACCGTCTACGTCAAAGTCGACGGCGAACAGCTGATCATCACCGGTGGCGCCGAAGCCCCACTGATGGATAAGAAACGGGAAACGATATACCCCGGCTACTTCAAGGAGGAGGAGCTGGCGGCCTACCTGAAGATGACCGCTGTGCATACCCCGAACTTCCCCATCAAGGCGCTCACCAACGGTCGCGATATGACCGTCACCTGCGAATTCAGCAACGGTTCGGTCTACGTCCTGGCCGGTGCCTACCTGGTAGACGAGCCGACCTCGAAAGGCGACGACGGCACCGTTGAACTGCAATTCGACGGCATCAAAGGGAGCTGGCAATGAGTCACGTTCAGAAGCTTCAGGTCGCGATTGAGGCTCACGGCGAGCCGATCACTGAACTCACCATGCGCCGGCCCACGGTGCAGGAAGTGCGGGCCATCAAGGCGCTGCCGTACAAGATCGACAAAAACGAGGAAGTCAGCCTGGACATGGACGTCGCCGCGAAATACATCGCAGTCTGCGCCTGCATCCCGCCGTCCTCGGTCAACCAGTTGGACCTGTCCGACCTGAACGCCTTGAGCTGGGCCGTCGCCGGTTTTTTCATGAGTGCGGCGTCGCAGCCATCGGCGACCTGATTGCAGCCGCCTATGACCTGGCCTGGTTCTGGAAGGTTGACCCCGAACAGATGATGGCCA